CTCTAAGGAAGCTGCTACGAAAGCAGGGGTGAGAGTATCTCACCCAAGAGCTTATAGAACAGGCAGTGGAGAACTTGCGGTGAAGATGGAAATTAACCGCAAAGGTAACGATACTCCAACTACTCCACAAGAAAAAGATGCAATTTTAGATGCCCTACAAAAACTTGGTTATTCTGTCACTGATATTAGAGATTCAAGAGCTTGGGGTCGTGGTATGATGTTGGGATATTGTGTGACAGTTTATCTTAACGGTCAAGAAGGTGTGGCGGAAGGTGAGACTACGTTGACTAAAACTGGTCGCATACATCGCTCAACGGATGCATATGGTGGATCACCACCAGAACCAGATCCTATTGGTGACGAATTAGATAAATCTGGCACACGCAGAATTGATCGAGCACTGGGTGTTCGGTTTAAAACGAAAGGATATCAAAAAGATACCAACACAGTGTCGGAAGCGCCCGGAGATAAAGGATCATCACGAGAACATTTGGCAATGCTACGGGCTGAAAAAAAAGAACATGAACAAGCCCAACGTGCAAAACAAGAAAAAATGGACCGGAATCTAAAAAACTATCAAGCTGGTGATGTTCGTGCAAGTGATATCAAAGTGGCGGAAGCATCTAAAACTAGAAATCCTACCACAGACTTCTTAAGAAAGCATCCGGTGCCAGATAGCGAGATGGTTACGCCAGTTAAGAATAAAGATGCCGACGCATCCTTCAAGAACATGGTGGGTGGATCAAGCAATGAATTAACCAAGAATCTTAAGATTAAAGAGCAAGAGTCTACACCAGGCGATGAACATACCCGACGTCAGAAACTAATCAAGTATCTTGCCAAACATAAAGGTTGGGATCATAGTGATTTAGAACATGCGACCACTACAGAATTAATGCAGTATTATAGAGAATGTCGGCAAGGCATGCCGGTTTTGCCTACCATATATAATGGTGGTCTCGAAGTTGATGAAGGTTGGAAAAGTAATTTAGCCGGAGCAGCCCTAATCGGAATGGGTGCCATGGGTTCTAATGCTGCAAATGCTCGTGATCTCAGTCATTATAATACTGATTATCTGCAAGCGGCAGCACAAGGTGGGAAGAGTATGGTCAGTGCAGATGATGCCAAGGCAGAATTACAACAACGGGCACAAGGTAAGCAACAAGCTGTCCCAGCACCTGATCCAGGGACAAAGGCATCAGCAGGATATAGTAAAGAATACTTACAAAGCGTCATTGATGGTACACACCCAAGACCGTTAATCAGTAAAGACCGTGCTCAGGCATTGCTACAACAGTATCAAACCAACGAAGCGTCGTATATCGATGAGGGTATGGCGGAAGGCAATGACCAGGAAACAATGAATAGACACATTGCCTATTATAATAAATTAGGACAAACTCCTGAAATCAATATGTCTAAAGATGAAAGATATAAACACTCGGCAGCTGGAACAGACTACGCAGAATTTCTAAGAAAAAATAATGTAGCTATTCCTGCAGTGGAGGTCATGTCAACATGGGGAGCCGGATTCTTAAACGCATTCAAATATGGGTGGAAAGCACCATCTAGAGAAATTGACCAAGCAGTTATGTTAATTAAACAATCTAAACAAGGCATGGCAGAAGCACGCTCAGCGGACGACTTACAAAATGAACTAACAAGGTGGAAGAAAGAGGGACCGTGGAAAAAATCCACAACAAAAGATCCACGCGGCAAAGCACCTAATCTAAGTGATCGGGCACGCAGAGAAACCGAAAAGGCTTTCCCAACAACTAAAAAGGTGTGATGGAAGAATTCCAATACTGGCCGGAATACGAAATTGAACCCGGCGAGAATCGCAAGATCTGGCACAATATTATACTCACAACATCGGGCTTGACCATCGACGCTGACTTCACGCCATACGACGAAATGGACCCGGAGGATATCAGAAACTATATTTCTATGCGTCGAACCGAGGGTGACGCATTGCGTAATGGCATTGCCCCCTGGGATAAGAAATCTTTGCAGGATTACCATAGCAAAACATCATTATAAGAATCACCTTAGGACCGGTATTAAGTTACCGTTTGGTGTAGGCGTTCTCCCTGGCCTAAATATGTAAATTCGCTACTTGCATATTTGAACAGGGAGATTTCTTTTTCTCTTGCTATCTATCAAAATATAAGCTATAATATATCTTTAAGGAGAAACACATGTCGACAAAAGTATTCAGCCAAGAAGAGAAATTGAAACTCACCCAGATTATCAACGAGGGTATGCAGGTCATGCACGAAATCGAAACACTCACTGGTGGGCTTAGTGATACCATAAAATCAATCGCCGAGGAAATGGAAATCAAACCCGGTGTGCTAAAAAAAGCTATTAAATTGGCCCATAAGAGTGAGTTTGGACGCGAACAATCTGATCATGAACTGCTGGAAACAATCTTGACCACAGTTGGCAAAACGTTGTAATATAGTTCACAATGCGTAAGATGCTGGTTCCAAGACCCTGTCAGGGAGTACAGAAAAATATATCTGTATATCCCGGCTACGAATGGATTAAACAACTACCAGATAAAAACATTTACTTTGCTTTATTTCAAGCATGGCCGACTCAAACGTTACCATCCGGATATGATTATTATATAGTAAGCTTTCATTTAGAAGCAGTGGATATAGCATGGCTTAAACAACAACAAGTAACTGGTCCAATTTTTGTACTGTTTGATGGTAATCACTATGATTTAGATATCCCAGGTGTGCATTTTATGCCATTCTTTTATTGGCATTACCAACTACAACAAATGCAAAATTGGTTTGGTATACAAGAAAAAACACAACCTAAATATAAATTTAGTGCTGTGTGTAATAGAATAAGTCAAAGTAAGATATGGATAACTACAAAACTGTTAGAATCGGCTCGAGAGTCATCTCTTATTGTACTACATGATTGGTTAGAAGGAAAAAATGTACATGGATGGCAGTTAACTGGCAATACGATATTGGATCGACTTACACAGTTATTTCAAAATCAGTATCTTGGACAAGAAATAACTATCGATACATTTGAAAATATACGGGATAATAACCAAGGAATGACAGGCAATCCTTGGCAACCGTTATATCAGGATTGTGCAATACATTTTACTAACGAAAGCTTTCATTACAGTTATATGTCGGATGCGATAACATCTTACATCTATCCCGGACCCTTTATTACTGAAAAGACATTGAAATGTATTTTAGGTAATACTGCATTTATACCAGTTGGTCAATTTGAAACTTATAAAACATTAACTGATTTGGGATTTGAATTCAACTATGGATTTGATATTTCGTGGGATTCGGATCCAGGCAACATCTCAAGAGCAACAAGTATTATTAATCTAATAGATTATTTAAATCAAATTGATATAGATCAATTGCTAATAGCAACTCAGGATAGTTGTCGACATAATCAAAACCATGTATTAACTGCAACGTTTTTTAATCAATGCCAACAACAAAATCTTAAATCAATAGATCAAATAGTTGACTTAGTACGTTAAGTATAGTATAATAGTTCTTACATGTCAACAGTGAAAAAACTATTGAGGAGGTTATATGAGTTTTAATTTTTTCGAAAAGCACAAATTACATTCTAATTTGTTTAGTAATATATACAATCATGCATATCTAAATATTCCGGTTAATGCAAGTTCTTGGGGTAAAACTATTTTTTCTAGTGCCGGATTTAAGATAGATAATCAATGTTCAATACCACCAGACTATACCGTTGTAGTTTTTTTGCGAGACCCAATAGAACGATGGTTATCTGGATTATCTACATGGTTAACTTCTAAAGTACCTCAATATACTAATATGATGAATGTAAGAAATAATACAACTTTGTTGGATGTATTATTTGATACTATCAAACAAGATGAGCATACCGAACGCCAAATGTTTTTTTTACAAAATTTAAATATGGATCAAATAAAGTTTTTCTTAATTGGTGATGAATTTCGGTCGTCGGTTAATAATTATTTTTTGTCAAATTTTAATCAAGATATTTCCAAATATCCTAAAGAAAATGCAACCACTCTCGAAGGAGGAAAACTAATACCTAGAGAATATTTTGCAACAGTATTAGAATCAAATACAAAATATTTAAATAGAGTAAAAGAATTTTTCCAATGTGATTATAATTTTATTAAAAAAACACAATTCGAAAACAACCGACCTATAAAACTAAAATATTATGATTACTAAGTTAATCAAAATGCTATTGACTTTTTAAAATAATCGTGTATAATAATTCTTAAAGGAAAATAATTTGAGTTATATTGATTGTCTCTTCGATAAAGAGAAAGATCGCATACACGTAGTTGAACGCCGTAATGGTGAACGGATATATCAAGAATATCCAGCTAACTTTGTGTTCTATTACGATGATCCGCGAGGTAAATTCCGTTCTATTTATAATGCCCCGGTGGCCAGATTCAGTAGCAGAAACAGCAAAGAGTTCTATAAAGAACTACGCATGAACTCAGGCAAACCTGTGTATGAAGGTGATATCAATCCCATCTTCCGTTGCTTGGAAGAGAACTACAAGGGACAAGATGCACCAGAACTTAATGTTGCATTTTTTGACATTGAAGTTGCATTTGACTTAGAACGTGGATTCTCACCAACTACTGATCCATTTAATCCGGTTACAGCTATATCGGTATATCTATCTTGGATTGATCAAATTGTTACTCTGGCTGTCCCTCCACAACACATGAGTCGTGCTACTGCTGAGGATATTGTTAGAGAATTTGATAACACTATGATCTTTGATCGTGAGGAGGATATGCTGAATGCTTTCCTTGATCTCATCGAAGATGCAGATGTGCTAAGTGGATGGAACTCAGAAGGTTATGATATTCCATATACCGTGAATCGTATCACTCGTGTGTTAAGTAAGGATGATACACGCAGATTCTGTTTGTGGGGGCAACATCCTAAACAACGAACCTTTGAACGTTTCGGTGCTGAACATCAAACATATGATCTGGTTGGGCGTGTGCATATGGACTATATGCAATTGTATCGCAAGTACACTTACGAAGAACGACATAGCTATAGCTTAGATGCCATTGCTGAATATGAACTTGGTGAACGTAAAACACAGTACGAAGGAACACTGGATCAACTGTACAATAAAGATTTTCGAAAGTTTATTGAATACAACAGACAAGATACTTTGATCCTGCACAAGCTTGATAGAAAATTACGCTTCCTTGATATTGCCAACGAACTGGCACATGCCAATACTGTATTACTGCAAACAACCATGGGAGCGGTAGCAGTAACTGAACAAGCTATTATAAATGAAGCACACGAACGTAACATGGTTGTGCCCAATCGTAAAAGGTTTGGATCAGAAGAAAACACACAGGCCGCAGGTGCGTATGTTGCATATCCTAAAAAAGGTATGCATGAATGGATTGGAGCAGTTGACATCAACTCACTATATCCCAGTGCGATCCGTGCATTGAACATGAGCCCGGAGACTATCGTTGGGCAATTGCGTCCAATAATGACAGATCGATATATCTCAGACAAGATAGACAAGGGTGCAAGCTTTGCAGCAGCATGGGAAGGATTGTTTGGCAGCTTTGAATACACCGCAGTAATGGAACAACAACCAGGCACTGAGATCACTATAGATTGGCAAAGTGGTGAAGAGTCTGTGCATTCTGCTCCGGAGGTATGGGGTATGGTATTTAATTCCAACAAACCTTGGATGCTCACAGCAAATGGTACTATAGTCACACATGAGATGCGTGGTATTATTCCCGGACTGTTGGAACGTTGGTATGCTGAACGTCAGATCATGCAGGCCAACAAGAAAGCAGCAACTGATCCTAAAGAGATTGCCTTATGGGATAAGAAACAACTTGTTAAAAAGATTAATCTGAATAGTTTGTATGGTGCTATCCTAAATCCCGGATGTAGATTTAATGATCCACGTATTGGGCAAAGCACAACGCTGACTGGTCGTGCTATCGCACAGCACATGGCCGGACATATAAACAAATGCATAACTGGTCACAAGGATCATGTTGGCGAAGCTATCATATATGGTGACAGTGTTACTGGTGATACTATAATACATACAGATTCGGGTGAGATTACAATTGAAGAATTATTTTCCCAATGTCCAACGAACGGAACAATCGATGGTAAAGAATACGGATTACAATCAGAGGCAAAAGTAGTTGGGTTTAATGCCTCAGAAGATTCTACAATTATGAGTAAAATTTCATATGTGATGCGACACAAAACAAAGAAAAAATTATATAAAATAACATTGCAAAACGATAAAACAGTAACAGTGACAGAAGATCACAGTATAATGGTAGATCGTGATGGATTTTTATTAGAAGTACGCCCAACTGATATATTAGATACTGACCTCATTATCTGCTTAAATGTATAAATAACTATACGGGGATAGGAGTATTAGCATATGGTAAAATGTTTAGAATGTGGATTTGAAAGCTCGAGATTACAATGGACTCATTTTAAATATAATTGCTCGGGTAAATTTGCTAATGGTAAAGAATATAAAGCAGCATATCCAGGTGCAACAGTTGTAAGTAAAGAGGTTGCTCAAGCAACCGCAATTACTCTAGAAAATCTTATTAAGAAGTATGGACAACAAGATGGCACTATCCGTTGGGAAAGTTATAAGAGCAAGCAAGCATATTCAAACAGTTTACCATATAAGAAAGAACGGCACGGATGGACTAATAAACAATTTGATGAATATAACTCTTCAAGAGCCCAAACATTGCATAAAATGGTAGAACGCTATGGAGAAACAGTTGGGGCTGAAAAATGGGAAAAATATTGTTTACGGCAAGCTTATACTAATACTAAAGACTATTTTATTTCTAAGTATGGCGAAATACTTGGACTAAGCAAATTTTTAGAAATAAATCATAAAAAATCAATTCCACATAATCCTAAATTGCTTGCTGCCCAATTGTCAATTGATATTGACGAGGCTACCCAAATTATAATTAATCGACAACAAAATTTCTTTACTAGTAAGCTAGAGATAGAGTTCACAACTCTATTAGAAAATAGTGTTGGAAAATTAGACCACACTAGTTCAAATAAACCATATGGGAAATGGTCTCATTTATTGGATACGTATGTTGTCTATGACATAAAGCATAATAATTGTATTATAGAGTTCAATGGTAACTACTGGCATGCAAATCCAAGGATCTATGTAGATTCTGCGATTATACGTGGCAATACTGCGGTAGACATACGTCATAGAGATATGTTAAAATTAAAAACTGTGCAGGATTTAGGTTTTTCTGTTATGACAGTATGGGAAGATGAATTTAATGCAGATAAAATTGCGACAATCGCTAAGGTAAAAGAATGGATATTAACCGAACAACAATTAAAAATGTAGAATGTCTGGGGGAAGTCGATGATTATGTATATGATATTAGTATAGATGATCAAGATCCATTATTTTTTGGTAATGGAATTTTACTGCATAATACCGATAGCACATATTTCAGTGCGTGGCCGGCGATAAGAACTGAGGTTGCAGAAGGACGCATGACCTGGAGCAAGGAAATGTGTGTGCAGTTATATGATAGTATAGCTGAACAGGTAAATGATGGATTCCCAACATTTATGGAACAGGCATTCCATTGTCCAAGATCAGCTGGAGAACTTATACGAGCCGGTCGTGAATTAGTTGCCGAGCGTGGCTTGTTCATCACAAAGAAACGTTATGCAGTATTGATATATGATCTCGAAGGGCATAGGCTTGATGTTAATGGTAAGCCAGGCAAGATCAAAGCCATGGGCCTGGATCTAAAGCGTTCAGATACACCCAAGGTTATACAAGACTTTCTATATGAAGTATTGGAATCAGTACTAAGTGGTGCTGAACGCGATGCAGTTATAGAACGTATACGTAAATTCAAATATGAATTCTCTGAACGTCCGGGTTGGGAGAAGGGTAGTCCCAAGCGTGTGAACAATCTAACCATGTACGGTAAAAAAGAAGAGCGTGAAGGTCGCGCCAACATGCCCGGACATGTGCGAGCAGCTATAAACTGGAACAATCTACGCAGGATGAATTCAGATAATTATAGTATGCAGATAGTAGACGGTATGAAAACTATTGTTTGCAAACTTAAAAGTAATCCGCTTGGATGGACCAGCATAGGATATCCAACAGATGAACAACATCTGCCGCAGTGGTTCAAAGAGTTGCCGTTTGATGATACTGAGATGGAAGCCACTGTTGTGGATCAAAAAATCGACAACTTGTTAAGCGTATTGAAGTGGGATCTTGCATCCGCCACCAATACCGAAAACACTTTTCAGAACCTATTTGAATTTTGAGTAAAAAATCCGCCCGTCTTAGTAGTATAGTTCGATATCGAAATCACTTGTTGCGTATTGATGCAGCAGCAGGGAAAGCCGCGGCTGTTAAACTACCCGATGAGATATTACACACTATATCCGACTCACCGATAAAAGTCGATGGATATATTGATGAGCTATCCAAACAACTACAAATTATTACACATGACTGTGATAAATTTTATGATGGGTTATCGAGATTAATAGCACAGCTCAATGAGATAATTGTTGAAAAAGAACCAGTATATTTTGCCAATAGCACTGAGGTATATTCGCAAGAAATACAAGCACATATTTCAGGACATATAACCAACGCTCAGATGTTAGAGCGTAAAAAACAGTCGCTGCCTGCCGAAGTTGATGCTGTATGTCATTCTCGAATCGCCATGCAGACCGCCTGGCAATATCCAGGATTAATTATTCGTCCAGGCACTGAGTATTGGATAAAAGACATGGTGGCAAATGATCCATTGTACATTGCGGATCTTAACAAAGAATTATTGTCACCCTGGATTACCGGATTCACTCCCGAATATCAACGGCGATTGCGTGTACATGAGATCACAGAAGTACTAGGAGAACCATTATTTACATCCATGCCAAAAGAACAAATCGGAATATGTTTAGCTTATAGTTTTTTCAATCATAGGCCGCTTGAACTCATACAACGTTATCTAACAGAGATATTCCAATTGTTACGTCCCGGTGGAACCTTAATGATGACTTATAATAATTGTGATCATGAGCAGGGTGTGGATCTTGCCGAACGTACATTTAATTCATATACCCCTAAACATCATTTACTTGACATAATATCCAGTCTTGGGTACACAGTTACCTTTGAATGGTCCATGGGAGCATTTGCCTGGATTGAATTGACCAAACCTGGTGAGCTCACATCATTACGTGCCGGACAAACACTGGCAAGAATATTTCCAATTTAGTTGCAAAATCTAAATATACAATGTATAATAACTTTTCAAGGAGAAATAATGATTAAAGTACCAGATGTAATTTTTGCTTTTAGGCAAGGCGATGAAGAACCCGAAGAGGGTGGTTGTCCAATTGGGGGAGAGTTTGTGTTTAAGACAACACAAGATCTTTTTGCAAACAAGCGAATAGTAATGTTTAGTTTGCCCGGAGCATTTACTCCAACATGTAGCACATATCAATTGCCAGGTTTTGAGGAACAGTATGAACAGTTTAAAGCCAAAGGTATTGATGAAATCTATTGCATTAGCGTAAACGACGGCTTTGTTATGAATGAATGGGCTCGGGCGCTAAAGATCAAGAATGTTAAAGTTATTCCCGATGGCGCAGGTGTTTTTACTGAAGGTATGGGAATGATAATTGACATGAGCAATATTGGTTTCGGAAAACGAAGCCGCCGTTATGCTACTGTTATTAACAACTGTGTAATAGAACACATGTTTGTGGAGCCAGCAGCAACACAGGAAAATCTAGACCCATATGGAATTTCAAGTCCAGAGAATATAATTAACAACATTTAAGGAGAAACAAATGAAAGACCATTTATCAGATTTAGTATCGCACACAGTTGATCTGGGTGTAATTGATCTTATTAAGATCGTTGGTACAGATACAACAACATTAATTTCAGGCATGGCCGAAGATCGCAGCGTAATTGTTGAAGGGCAGTTTTCTAAACCAGTAGCAGATTTCGTTGGAACCTTTGGTATGCCAAACCTTAGCAAACTTAAAATCATACTTAGCTTGCAAGAATATAGGGAAAATGCCAAGCTCAGTATCAAACAACGCAGTGATGACAAAGGACCGGAAAGCATCAATTTTGCCAATGCAGCTGGGGATTTCCGTAATAGTTATCGTTTTATGTCAGCAGAAATGGTCAATGAAAAACTTAGACCAGTGACGTTCAAAGGTGCTAATTGGCATGTAGAATTTGAACCGGCTGTGGCTTCAATCCTACGTCTGAAAATGCAAGCACAGGCCAATGCTGAGGAACTCAACTTCCAAGCTAAGACAGAAAATGGAGATTTGATGTTTTACTTTGGTGACCATAGCACCCATTCCGGAAACTTTGTATTCCATGCTGGTGTAACTGGACAACTAAAACGTGTTTGGTCCTGGCCTATTAAAACATTTATTTCTATCATGGATCTTGTTGGTGACAAGGTAGTAAAGATCAGTGATGATGGTGCAGCACAGATCACAGTCGATTCGGGCCTGGCTGTTTATAATTACATCTTGCCAGCTCAATCTAAATAAACACATGGAACAGGATGATCTCACAGCCAAACAAAACGACTATGCAATTTTCTTGCCGGCCATTTCTGGATTTTATGCAACATACATAGGCAAACAACGCAATGGTGGTACCTATGTTGATCCGGCACGTATGCCATTAGGTATATCGGATATGGAAATGATGAATTGGCTTAATGCACAGAAAGCACTGTTCCCATATAAGTGGTCGTTGTATTCTGGTGGACATGCAAATCTTGATCTTACTAAGCCGGATATGTCTGAAGACATGGTTCGTGATCGTGATCCAAATACCCTAATGCTTGGCGATTCAGGTGGCTTCCAGATTGCTAAAGGCTTGTGGGAAGGAGAATGGCGTGATCCAAATAGTGCTCCGGTACAACAAAAACTTAAAGACCTGGCGTTACGAAAACAAGAAACACGCATGAATAAGCGTGGCAAGCCAGTTGTTGTCGACTTGGTAAAGGAATATAAAGCCAAGTTGGCCGCCGCACAAACTAAACGTGAAGCTGTGCTTAAATGGTTAGATGGTATTGCTAACTATGGAATGACATTGGATATACCAACATGGGTTGTTACTGATAAAAAAGCAATGGCAGCATGTGGCATAACCACACATCCCGAAGCTGTGGATGCTACCAAATTCAATAATGAATACTTTATGCAACATCGTAAAGGTGTGGTAAATGGTGGTGTAAAAATCCTAAATGTGTTGCAAGGTGCTAATCACAAGGAAGCCGACGAGTGGTATGATACAATGAAGGATTATTGTGATCCTGTAAAGTATCCGGGTAAACATTTTAATGGTTGGAGTATGGGTGGACAGAACATGTGTGATATCCACCTTATACTCAAACGTTTGGTAACATTACGTCATGACAATCTATTACAGCAAGGTATACATGATTGGATGCACTTTTTAGGTACGAGTAAATTAGAATGGGCGGTGCTTCTTACAGATATTCAACGATCGGTTCGCAAGTATATCAATCCAAACTTTACTATTAGTTTTGATTGTGCCAGTCCGTTCCTTGCAACAGCAAATGGGCAAGTATATCATCATATTGATCTGCCACAAAATGGTAAATGGTCATATAAGATGAGTCCAATTGCTGATGATAAAAAGTATGCAACAGATACTCGCCGATATAGAGATGCTGTATTGCAAGATGGATTGGTCGAACATTTTGATGAAAGTCCAATTAGCCAGCATCTACTTATGAAAGACATCTGTATCTATAAACCGGGTGATCTTAATAAGAATGGTAAAGAAGGTAAAACATCCTGGGATAGTTTTAGCTATGCTTTGCTCATGGGGCATAATGTTTGGATGCATTTGGAATCTGTACAACGTGCCAATCGTAACTATGATGCCGGCTCCTGGCCAAGAATGATGTGGTATGAGAATGGTGATGGGGCTAGGTTCCGGGATATTGTTGATGCTATCTTCTCAACACCAGACAAAGAAGAATCCATGGCTATAATTGAGTACTATTATAACTATTGGATGGATATTATTGGCACACGGGGGTTCAAAGGTAAAAAAACCGAAAATGCTCACGCTCAATTTAATGAATTATATGAATTTGGTGATGTTGCGGTTGATGAAGATATGGATGATAGTGTATACTTAGATCAAGCAGCTCTTGATAAACTTGAAGGTATAAAATAATGGAACGTCCCGGACACGAAGATGTAAAATTTTTTACCGGCATTGAAGTTGAACATAGCCCGGCATTTGGACATAAAACATTGTTTGTGGTTGGGAGGCAATCAGTCCTCGATATTGCAACACAATTAATGGCCAATCAAGATATTACTCATATCTTCTTTGGTG